TTTTTTTTTTTTGTCCCCCATGTGGACAACCGTGCTCGCTACGTATTAAGTGTACTCACTTTTTAGCACGGGTCATATAACTTCAGTAGTTATAACACTCTGGGTACTCTTCTGGAGAACCCTTCACACCACTCATCCGGCTAAGCCGAATATTTTTATTTTTCCTCCCGATCACCGCCCTTGCGGAATCTGAAAGGTGAAACACTATCTCAGAATATATACCCAACACTTTAGACATGGTGTTTTGAGCCACTGGAGTCTCACCTTCGATGGTTACTCTTCCCAGTCTTACGAATTCCAGTCTATCGAGTTTGGTCCCCGAGATAGGTTTCTTATTACACATACTATCATTATGTGCTAATGCACCACACTTACACACACCTAGACGCCTCCTCCTCCGTCTCTTGGCCATATTACTATTCCCGGAGAGCGGAAGAGGCCCTTCACGTCAGATCTCAGCTGCTTGTTCACCGACAGAAGCCTGGGCGTCGAACACTTCTTTGGCATGTTCAGTGCGAAACAGCCGAGCATGCATTGCCTGCATAACCGTTGCTTCTTGCCTACTTAGTGACCCGACATCCAGACCTGCAGCGAAATCAAACATGACCTGCGGTTCTTTATTGCCTAACCTACTCATCTTTATTGCTAGCTGCGAGTACACACCCAGGCCCGCAAGCATGATAAGAGCCTCGTATGCTTCCTTAGCAAAGGGTTCGCACATCTGACGCACAGTCGCATCTTTTGCCACACCCTCTGTAACTGCCACACTCAGCCCCCGCATGCGGTTGACCTGTTCAGCTATGTTTATTACACCCCTAGCATCTACACCCCTAACCTTATTAGTGCGCGGCCCCATTATCTGAACCTCCCCATAATGTACCGCCTTCTTGCTGGTTCCAACTAGCGCAATGTACCCGAAGAGGGTCCTCAAGTACATTTGCTTGTCGTACCCAGCAGTCTCCGTGTTCTCACTCAGGTTGGCCCCTGACAGGACCAGTGTTTCGACCACCTCCCTCATGTTCATCCTTCTTGATATCTGAGCCATGGTGCTTCAAATTCAGCTTCTTTATTGTCTCATAGACCTCTGGCATAACAAGAGTAGTATCATTCATCTTAACATCCAAGCCTTTCGGGACACATCTGAACTCATTTTCCGAATTCAGCAGGTGCTGATACATTCTTGTCCCATTCTGCTGTAGAAGATACCTTGTGTCCAGATCTTCCCCACAAAACCGCCCGATGCTGATCAGCTGTATGCTGAACGGGTGTACACCATCTTTGAAGTCCAACTCATCAGTAGCTATCTCTAGCTGTAAGGTGTACCCAGCCTTCAGGTCGGCAGTGGATATGAAATAACCTGGAAACTCTGCATGTGCACTTATGCCTTTCTTGAGATCCGCAACCATACTCCCAATCACGTCCTTTCCCGCCTTGAGCCTACGGTCCTTGAAGCGAAGCGCGACCTTACCCTTAACGTTCCTGCCGTGGGGCATCAGTGCCACCACCAAGCATCCTGCGTGGTAGATCGGATACGCCTCCTCATCGAGCTTACCGACAACGCCATCGTCCATTATCTCCATCTCCACATTAACCCTTGAGTTAACAACAGAGATTTCCTTGTGCACCACACATTTGCGTGTGCGCTTCGGCATTATCCGCTCAATGAGCTCATTGTCATACACATCGCTTCTGGAGATCGCTTTATTCAGCTCCTCGAACCCTGTGGCTCCTTTCTTCACTTCGAAGATTTTCACTTCCCTTGAGTTATCTGAAGATGAGGCCATCAACACGGAACCCGCGCTCTATCACTCGACTCAAATTATAGCTACCTGACTCCCAAGCAACTCTAACTTTATTATTGACCCTAAAGGTTACACTTAATCTACCTCCTTCCTTACTCACCACGATTGGTCTCCCCAATTTGTGCAAGTCAATGGGCAGTCTGGGTCTATCGTTTGTTAACGATTTAACCAAACAATCCACGATTTCTTCCTCGCTCCTGTCTGTGGTCTCTAGAAAGTTTGTCACTCCCAAAGTTATGAGAGTTCTGTAATCTAGATCATTCACCACAGCAGCCGCACGTGCAAAGAATTTGGAACTCCCTTCCGCAGAGAGTAATGCAAGCGCACCGTACAGATCCTCCACTCCCAACCAATCCAATGAAAGCACAAAAGAGTGTAACTTATCCAAAGTAATATATTTACAATCTATACTACTACTGTATGGCACCCTAAACAAGCTCATTATTACCTAGCACACCCTACCTAAACGCGGAATTTAAAACAACCCCATCCTGAGTTGTGGCTCACTCAGCTTGATCAAGAATTCGTCGTCCCCGTCGCTCCAGCTCTCATTTGCATCATCAGAAAAGATGCTACTCACCTTAGGTGGCAATTTGTCCTTCACCAACACGATTTGGCGTGTGAGCTCTTGCTGGGCGTCAATGTCTATGTTGATGTCATAAAGGTATTCACTCAGTCTGTACCCATAGGATGCTTCTATCGCATAATTGACCATGCAGTCGTGCAATGATCCGTTTCCTTTTGCGATCTTCCATCTATCGAGTACCAAATTCGGCTCCTTCACAATTCCGTACGGGCTCATGCGCCACCCACAGAAGAGTGGTCTATCCCCCACCTGCACCTTTGCCTTTAAGCTCAGCTCGTCCAGTATGTGCTCATAATCTGTCCGGACCTCGAGTACGCCAGGTGCGTACATATCATCCCCAGCAAAGCATAATCTGGTTTTATCTGTGACGTTATACCTCATACATGTGAACACCATGTTGCACATTGTGTTGAAGAAAAACGTCCCAAATTCCCCAGAAAATCTCATGATTGCCAAGTTCCCCATACTGCAGCTCATTTGGAGTTTCAACTCCACGTACTCTCTAATCAGCTCCTCCGGCCATAGGAAGAATTTGAGCACTTCCACCTCCAGGTCCAATATCTTCTCGTCCTGAGATCTATCGAANGCCTCATAATCAGAATCAGTCCCCACCATGGTGTCGACATATGTCTTCGCCCACACATCCAGATCAGAGTAATTTTTCTGCGAGTAAATCATGACATTCGGGGGTAGCAGCTCCCTCAACTTTCTCTCTGTCTGACGCATGATTGGACCAAATTTGCACAAGACTGCATGAGAGAAACAGGCGATAGTTTGGCCCGCCTTTGCATCCACCCCTCTTTTCTCCAGCTTCGTGCACACTTGCTGCTTGAGGAATATTTTGATTATGTTGCTAGGCCAATCAGGGTCGCTCCTTATGTTGTGCCGCTCCAGCAATGCAGCACTTTTGTTCAGCCTCTTTTTCATGAAGTCAGCCTCTGCTTTCTCAAGTGGGGGTAGTGAATCTATAGAAGTCCAATGATATGTCTTCTTTAAGACATCAAACATTTGCCGACCTATCCCTTTATGCTTCTCATACCGGGCCCTGTTCTTTTCGGGGTCTCTGAAGCGGAGGCGTTTTCGCACAGATAGCATGAAGGTTGCCGCNTCATCCATTTTGTGATGGAGGTATAAAGCCTTATGTGTGCATGGGTTTTCATTCTGACCTGCGTAACCCATTTCGTCAATCTGAGCTGTAAGACCAGCGGTAGTCTTTTGCTCCCTGTTGAATCGATCCCCTAGCTTTACCCTTTGACCGCTCTGGTTGACAAACATGAAAGGTGCCATCTCGTTCACCCCCTCACTTAGGAACAAATGTGTCTTCACTGGCTCCGGTGCCATCGGTTCTTCGCACTCTTCCTCCTCGATCTCCTCCTCTTGTAGGAGTCTTAGCATGCCCTTCAGATAAGGGTCACCCATTAGCTTCTCTTCATACTCCTCGGTGTTTGCTAACCTCGCTTCTGTGAATACGGGTTCAGCATTCGGCATTTCTTTCCTCAGAGAATTCAGGATTGTATCTCTCCCGACTTTACCAGCCCTTAGTATTGATCGCAACACCTCACTTTTTGCTCTTGCCTTGAGCATATCCATATCAGAATCTGAGCACATGTACTTTGTTGTCCCTCGTGCCCGAGTAAATGCCACGATTACATCCCCATCTTCTTTCAGTGCCCAATCCTTGTCAATGAGCACCTGCACATCCTTGAAGCTGAGCCCCTGAGTTTCTGACACAGTGTAAGCTGTTCCCTCAGCACTCTCCTTTGTCGCTCTAGCAGCATATATGGTTGGCATCTTTGTGTCCAATTTCTTTACCCTCTGACTCCCCGCACTTTCAAGATTACCATGCGTATCTATGTCAAATGTGCGGTTGCTTTTGGATAGCCTGTGTGAGTACATAAGGTAAGGCAATGAGCCCTCAAGCCTTGCGAACACATTGTGGCTGACGGTGGCCAACTTTATTCTATCGTCCTTGTTGTAGTAGGTGCCCTGTAAGGGGTCTCCTAACAACACCAGGGTGCTAGGCTCATGCAACAGACAGATTAGATCCAGATAACCCGGAGGGTACAGGCCCAACTCATCCACCACTATGCAGCTAAACACTTCTTCCTCCACCACCGCCTTTTCAAACGTCACCACTTTTGCTCGCGACCCGATTTTTGAGCTCCAATCAGCAGCTAATGCCTTTCTTGGGCTGATCACAAGTGCCCGAATGCCGAATGTGTGCTGGAGTACAGTTTGAGGGTAGTAGCTCTTGCCCGATCCGGCAAAACCAAAGAAGCTCACGAATTTTATCTCCTTCCTCACATCTTTAATCACACTCTTGCCTCTCTTGAATTTATTCAGCAGAATACCCGTATGACCTTCAAACATGCTCTCACTGAGCTTTTCTGCATACTCCCTGTTTGGGTAGAATGTACCCCTGCCAGAGTTTGGGTGGAGCGAGAAAGCATCATAGGCATTGTTGCGTCCCACTGTTTCTTCCACTCTTTCCACATGATCCTCCCCCATGAACACACATAGCTTCTTAAAATTCCCCCTTGTTTGGAGACCGCCATGCACACCACTGATCTGTAGTGGTATGTCCATTTTTGCGCACAGATTTATAAATGTAGGCAGTGTGGGCCCTCCTTTAGACAGCTCGGAGATGTACTCTGGATTAGTAGCATTCAATCTTGCNACTAGTATGGGCAAATCCAGCTTGATATGATCTGCAATGCACTGGAGTGTGCACAGATTTGCTCTGTTTGCCTGGATACTCCTCAGCCCATCATCCACGTCAGGTGCATCTTCCTCATAATCTGACACAGCATCAGAATTCATGTAGTCCACAGTCTTGTTCCTGAACGTAAGGCTAATTCGCCCTTCGGATTTGACCAGTACAGAGTGCTTGTAGTTCTCCTGAACCCCTTCCGGCATAACCAGGACATCGCCATCCTCTAGGGTCACTCTGTGCACCTCCTCTTTCCCATTCTCCTTCAGCATGAATTCAGCAGTACCATGCATATTCAGGGTTACCACACAAGAACCAGGGAGATAGCATTTTTCATCATCTGCGTGAAAAGGGATGGCACCGTCTTTTTCATATTTTTGAACTAGGCAGTGGTCATACTCCTCTCCCAACCCCATAGATCTCCGCAACTCTACCAGGGATTCTGGCATCCCTTGGGAAATATGTGAGCCCCCTGTGTATGTGTACCCAGTGGAGTACTTTGAGTAGAAAGCACAGACCCTACCTTTGAGTTTGTCAAGGTACTTAACCTGCTTTAGGAACACCTCAACTTTTCCCTTTGTTGCATCCGTGATCTTGCTACACGTTGCTGGTCCGACTGTGTGGTCCGCTGTTGGCATTTCAACCTCTGACACCTTCTCCTGCAGTATTGGGGCCTCAACCACTCCAAAGAGTATTTCCATTGCTCGCTCATCTGTCATCCAGCCATTAGTGAGCGATTCTTCCACACTGTTGTACTCTGTAAGCAGCCTCGTTTCCATGAATCTGAATGCTGACAATCTTATCACGCACTTTCTAAACATTTTAATGAGGTTGCCAGGGGTAGCCGCGATGTGCACTGTATTGAGCTCAACCTCTTGCACCAACATCTGCTCCCGTACCAATTCATGGGACCTCAGAATCCTCGTGATCGGTGCTACCACTCTAGCTTCTTGTAGCTCTCTTGCGGGTATAGAGTAGACCTCTGAACATCTGTCTCCCTTTGCAAGTTCACTTAGGTACAACAGACCAAAAACCTCCTCATCCTCATGCCAGTGATGACCCAGTGGTGCTCTCAAAGTTTTCCGCACCTCAACACATGCTCTGTAAATTCTTGGCACTGTTATTACCGCGCTGTCGCAATTGGCGATGAATTCATGCATTGAATCCTCATTGAAGAGTCTGCGGTTCACTAAATAGGTCCACCAAGGCCCCATCGCCCTATGAAAGACCTTCTTCACTGCTTCCCATGCGTTAAAAGCCCCCATGCTATTGTATAGCGATAAGTCCGAGATCAGCTTAGCTAGTTCCGCCACAAAAATTGCCTCCTCACAGGACTCCTCATCGTGACTGAGCATTCTTATTTTTGCCACCGCTGAGCCACAATCGGGCTTCCGCAAAGCCATCAGATACAACAATACGGGCTTCACCATTCTTGCCCTCAACCTCACAGTTTGTCGCCCGTGCACCCTTCCAGCAAAGCAATTGTAAGGGTTTATCAAGGTGAACTGGTCATAGGTGTAGCTATCCTCCGTGATGGTAGAACCTGGTGTGCATGAAAACAGGTGATGTGCTCCCACAGTCTGCAGTTTGGTGATTGTCCAGGTCCTATATCTAACATCCTCAGTTTTGGATGTGGTAAGCAGCCATGGGTTGATCGGCTGTTTATATGCACCTTCTGCTTTTCCGTCAGGGTACCAGATGAAGTAACCATCATGGACTTCAAACTCATAAGCTTCGGGGAATAGCGAGAATGTTATACCAGTTGTGATCTCTGCCGGGTAAACCACTGAGTATAATACATTTGTATTATCTTCCACATTACCCAAAAAATTTTGCAGATCTGCCAGTGACCAGTATTGAACTTCGTCATGTATTACAACTGTGTCACATGTCTTTGTACCTTCCCTTACCTCCGGTATGTGCTCTAAATTCTTATTCCGAGTGCACCACTCATATCTGAAATGATCCTTTGAATGGATCAACCTGTTGTACCTTGTATTCTTTGCCTCAAGGCCATTGCGTCCAAACTTGAACCTCTTTACCTTTGCCTCCTTACAACTAATGAATAAATTACTGTTACCTATATAGGATGATATGCACCTGTACAAGATGTAATTTTCAAACATTTTAGATACCGGGTGTGGGTGGGCTACAAAAGAATGTACACTAGTGTGAATACCTAACTTAGAAATAAAATCACGCATAAAATCACTAACATAATAATCAAATAAACCATCTACTTCTACTTCTATCTTCTTTAATCTTTCTGATTTGATCACCTTAATTTGATCGATTATAGTTTTATCTCCGTTGGTATACAACGAGGCTGCCGCCACTCGTTGACTACTAACTGAGATTGACATTCCTACAGGTGTTTTAAAAGCTTTCCTTATTTAATAAATGAGGAGAGGTTTTGTGCACGTATAGAATGTCGGAAACTAAATCAATTTTCC